CCCGCCCGATCCGAGCGTTCCGCGTGGGTTCTTGGTAATGCTCGACCAGCCGGTCATGCCCTGGCGCCCGCGATAGGGCTGACGGAAGCGCTTTCGTGCTCATTTCGACTGACCTCCAGTAAAAAAAGCCTTGGCCATCCGCTCCAATTCCTCGGACACTTCCTTGAGCAGCCGGTGATGCTGGTCTGCAATGATGGCGTGGCAGCCTTCAATATCCGAAACCGGTGCCAGCAGAGGCGGCAATTGATCGGTCATGATCTCGACTTTGGTGCGGATCATGGCGCCGAGCGCGGCGCCAGCGTGTACAACCTCTTCCGTGCTGCAGAGCTTGCCGATAGCCTGCTCAAAATCCACCCTGGCGCGCTGGGCGTCGTAATGCGCCTTGATGGCCTTCGACTTGGTCAGGCTGGTGACGACAAGGCTGTCTGCCTTTGATTCGCTCTGCGGCCCAGATTGAGGCGCGGAGTCCTCATTTCTTTTCTGCCGGGACTGGGCATGGCGCTCGCCAACGTCGGTGCGGTTCACATCAGCGGTGGCGGCCAGCAGTTTTTCGCTTTCTTCCACGTCGACCTTGCCATCGATCATCACCAGGCGTTCATCCGCCTTCAGTTGGGTGATGTAGGAGCGTGCCCAGCCCTTCAATCGGGCGAATTCGGCCTGAGAAACCAGCGTCATGCGCAGTCTCCACTGATGGAACAGGGCACGGAACAGGCGAAGGAACACCTATTACCCCTATAACTCTTTGATTTTTTTGAAATGGAACAGACGGTACACATGGAACACACGAAATACGCACGTATGCATGCGGGCGCACATGTGCGCATGTGTGCGGGTGTGCGCACATGTGCGCAACCCCCTGTTCCACCTGTTCCGTCTGTTCCATGCCTTGATTTGCAAGGGTTTTCGCTGTTCCGTACCTGTTCCATGGCCTGTTCCGTCTGTTCCATCATTGCGCACACCCTGCCGTTTCGATGGCCGACTTGAAATTGACATAGCAGCGTGTGAGCCAATGTGTCTTTTGTTCATCGGGCTTACGGGCAAATTCGGATCCCTTGAGGTCGGTGTCACTCGGCACCACCATGCGCTGCTTCTGAGGCTCGCCCATGTAGTTCAGATCCTCATAGACACGGAAACCATCGCTGAGCCAGCCAGGCAGATGCTTGACCTTGTTGAGGAACTGATTCGATTCGCGTGGCATGCGCACCCCATTCGTGCGACACCAGCGCAGGTAGGCCTGATACAGGTGGGGCGAACGGCAGGGGCAGAAGGGAAATTCCGTCTCCCCTGCCTTCCACTCGTTGATGAAGCGGATCTCAGAAGATTGTGAGAGAGAAATCAGATCGGCCTTGGCTCGCGTGAAAGGCGGCCGCTTCTTGGGGTGGAAATCGCCCAGATCGAGATGCAGAAGATAGTCATAAAACGCGGCAATACCGCCCTCTTCTATCTCCTGAAACACTTCGTCGTAGTAGGCTTCGGAAGCCTGAGGCGGGGTGTAGACAACCAGGTGGCGGCGGTCGTCGTTTTCCAGTGGAAGGGGCTGGTCCTCATTCGAGAGCAGCGCCAGATTGATGTGATTTTTCTGCGGATAGGCCGCGACATTCTTACCGTTGACGCGCACGGTGTCGCCTGTGACCAGTTCCTTCAGTTCATTTTTGATGTGCCACATATCGACGCGGGTGACCACCTCTTCCGCGAGGATAAACAGCTTGCAATCGGCCCAATCTGAATTGAACTTGTCTTCCAGCCCGCGCTGGTTGAGCACTGTGGCATAGTCGCCGTAGATCTTGGCCAGGGCCTGAAAGATTGTGGACTTACCAGTCCCTTGCGGGCCGTGCATGATGATGGCAGAGGCCATTTTTGCGCCCGGATTCTGCAGCGGATAGGCCATCCAGCGCAGCAGCCATCTGGCCACTTCCGGCCCCATGGGTTTGCCGTCCATGTCGGTTTCGTTGGCACAAAGGTACTCAACGAGTTCGACCAGGCGCTCGCACTTGCCCCTGACCGGTTTCATCGGCCAGCCCTGCCAGGTATTCAGCTTCACGTCCGAATCCGTACCTGCAGGGTCAAATCCGACCTGATCGAAGTAGTAAGCGCCCCGCCGCACCCACACTGGATGGCGCTTGACGTCATCCCACCTAGCGCCGGCAGGCAGCAGGGCATCCATCTGTTTCTTGAGCGCGATCTTGTTGGTCCAGTTATCAAACAGGTATTGCCCGGTTCCATCATCGAGTGGAATAAAACGCTCGATTGCATCCTCAATGGTCTGGAACACCGAGACAGCAAGAGGCCGATCTTCCTTTGTGAAGCGCTCCCCTTCCCCCTCGGGGGCGGCATTCGCCGCTGCAGGCGCTGCCAGTGCTGGGTCAGCGATACCGACCTCCTTGAGCTTGGCCTCGATCTGGGCACGTACGACCTGCGTGCCCTCTGCCTGGGCCAGATCGTTGAAATCGGTGGGGCCTTTTTTGTCTGCAGGGCGTTCGGTGGCGAACTTTGGCGCAACCCAGTGCCCGCCACAGAGCATTGCGGCTTCCTGCGCACGCATGACGCCTGCGTTAGTTTTTCCGTGGGGCTTGCCGCAGTGGCGGCAGTTCTCTTCCGCCACCGGGGTGAATTTCTTGCACTCGCGGCATTTCTGCAACCAATCGTCATCCGCGCAGGTCAGCAGCACGGTGCGGCGGTAGATCTTGCGGAGTTCGCTGGCCACCTTGGGTTGATTACCGGCATCGAATGTCACCACCACCCCGAGGCCTGTGGCGTCATGCACGGTTTGTGCAGTTGCATACCCTTCTGCAGTGGCCAGCACCGGGCCCGGCTGCCCGATCAGGAAATAGTGGCCATCCTTGGAAAGGCCAGCCGGCCAGTATTCCTTGTCGCGCTCGGTGCGCTGGATCCGTTCCTTGTGATTTTCCCGCGAGAGGATGAACTGCAGACCAAAAATGCGGCCGGAGCCATCGCACATCGGGATCATGATGGCGCCGACCATCTGCCCGAGGAACTGGTAGTCCTCTTTCTCCGCGTACGGCAGATCAAGCCCGTCGACGCCGGTGAAAATCTTGGTGCCGCCCGCGCCTTGCAGGCCCTTGCGGCGGAAGTAGTCGTGTGAATCCAGCGTGGCGGGCGTGCCGTTTTTCCACGTCAGTGCGGCCCAGGTGGCTGCGCGCTGGATCTCCGCGCCGCGTTCTGCGGCTGCGCGCTTCTTGTCTTCCGCCTGGCGCGCGCGGATGGCTTCGATTTCCTCCGCCGAGAGTTCGCGCTTCTTGAAGGTCTTCTCGCCACACTTCGGGCAGGCCTTTTCGCGCAGCGGCATTTCCCAACCGCATGACTCGCAGCGCTTTGTGAGCTCAATCTTGCGGGTGCCCGGATCGTCTCCAGCGAAAACACCATAGGAGCCAGTCAGGAAGATTTCACCGGAGGTGGTCACCCACTCATAGAGCCGGTACCAACCCCGTTTCTCACGGTCACCCCCATCGATCTGGCAGCGCTGCGATTTATTACCCTGCGAGAGCTTCAGCGGAAGATCAACGACCAATCCAGCTGACTGCAGTTGTGCGATGACATCGTCGTGATTGACGTAATTGGTCATTTTGATGTTGCCAATGCTGTGCGGTACCGGGCCGCGAACAACGCCCGGAACTGGGAATCCATGACTTGATGAGCATTGCTCGGCAGGAACACGCGACGCTTGTAGTGCGTAGAGGACACAAACATGATGACTGGCTTCACGTCAGCACCATGCACGCCGGTCTTTGCCCACACGCCAGGGGCCAGATGATTGACTCGCCCCCGCTTCCATGCGCCGGCCCCGATCACTTCCCACTTCGTGGAGATGAAATACACCACGCCGTTGATCTGGCTGTATCCGTCAGCGGACTTGCCACGCTTGGCTAATGAGGCTTTGCGCTTGGCAGTCATGTTCATGCGGTAGCCGGCCCGGTCAAACGTCTGGAAATAGCTCAGCAGCTGCACCAGAAACGAGCGCTTGAGGTTTCCGTAGGCATCGATCACGCCGAGAGAACTGGCAGCACTGCCGGGAACGGCAAACCATCCTTCGGGCATGAGGTTTGCACGCTGGAAAGCACGCTCGAATGCTTTGCGCTCGCGTGTGCCGCCCTCGAAATGAGGCCGCAGTGTGTTGATCTGGGCACGCCCCTGTTTGTTGGTCAGGGCACCATTGACGTGAACCATCGCGGTCAGGCTGTCACGCTTGGCATACTGGATATACAGCCCGCGCATCGTCCAAGGCGTAGGGCGATCGAATGCATAGCCCATATCCTTGAGCGTTTCGGCCTTCACCTGCGTGGCCGCATCATTCAGCGCTTGCATGCCAGCAAACCGCGCCTGCTTTGCGATTCGGCTTGGCTGTTTGCTGATCCAGGCCTCAAAGTTGGAGGTGAGTTTCAGGAGAGCGTCGGCCATGTTCAGTATGTTTCGAGACCGCCCGCTAGCGCGGACGCGAGGTACGAATTACCCTTGCTGGGCGGTTCGCAGGAAGGACCCATTGACCGGCTCACCCCGCCCCACAAGGGTGCATGTTCTGCGCGAGGCTGAACACTGTGAGGCTTGGGCGCGAAACTCATCCACATGGGGGGAGGGGATCAGCGAACCGATTTGAGGGGGGCGGAGGCATCATCGGACACGTTCTGCACCTGGGTGCGCATGGTCTGCACAGCAGTGTGGATGGTGGCCTGCAGGCGTCGTGCCCTGAGATCAATGGCTGAGAACTCATCCAGGGTGATCACCCCGTCTGCCCGTGCCTCATGGATCTCGCGTGCCAGGTCACCCAGCGAACGCATGGACTCCAGCATGGCAGTGAGCACGTCATCATCAGCAGCCATCCCCTCAGGGGGCAGAGGCACGAACAGTCCATCGAACTGCAGTGCTACCGCCTCAGCGAATGACGTTGCCCCAGTCGTGGAACGCAAGAGCTGGGCAATAGCCAGCGCCTCACGCACGTTGATTTCGTACCGCTCATCCGCTTGGGAGAACTTGTTGTGCAGCACGCCCGCACTGCGTCCAATGAATCGGGCAACACCGGCAATCCCATCAGTTACGAAACCATATGTCGGATGTGCCGGAATGCCAGGAAATGCCTTGGCTCCTGCATGCAGGACATCAATCGGATCGGGTTTAGAAGTTATACAAGGCATGACGTTTTCCTCTCAGTAAACAGAATCCTGTTTTTACCTCAGACTCCATTCCGTGCTCACGCCCTACAGGGGGAACAGAGAATGGACGAGAAAAAATCAGGAGTGCCCGCGATAGCTCGCTGGGTGTTTTTCCGTGCCGCACAGGTCACCCCCGTGCGCGTTGATGACTGCGCTATCTCCGATCTGACGATCGGGCTGGCCCTTGACGGCCATGGGAATATTCAGCGAGCGGTGTTCATGCCCATATGTCAGCAAGCGCGAGACCTCGCTTTGTCTATAACCGAGTGCACCAGCACTCAAAGGCATTGAGGAGTTTCCCATGAGCTGCATCATTTACTTCCTGTACTGCCCGCCACATGCAGCCTGCAGGCCACCCAGGAGGAATCCTGTTTGCAACGCTCGGCGTGCAACTGGATCAGCTTCTGCCCGTCCTCCCAGCGCACGGTCTTGATACTGACGGACATGATCCCGGCCACCCAGCCTTGTGTGCGCCCCACTGCAGCGCCAATTTGGGCCTGAGTCATCCCGGATCTCTGAATATCGGTAATCAGCTTTTGCCAGTTCATGGGCGGATTATCAATCTCCTGATAGACAGGAGTCAATCAGTATCTTGATACACGTCCACAAACCACTCCCAACATATTGATAAACAAAGGAATCAGAATCCTGATTGATATGGAACCCACACACATGAACGATCTCGCCACTCGTCTTGCAGAAGCCCGCAAGGAGCTCCACATGTCTCAGACCGAACTCGGGAAACGAGTGGGCTGCAGCCAGGGACTCATTGCAAACCTTGAATCGCGGATTCAAAGGGCATCTATGTATGTGCCGCAGATTGCAGAGGTGCTGGGTGTATCAGCCCTATGGCTGGCCAAAGGTAAGGGGCCAAAGCATCTGGACCAGACCAAGGGGGTCACAGACATCATCGGCCGCCTCAGCGACCGTGAAGTGGTGCTCATACAGGGGTTTCGTGCGATGGGTGAAGAAGCGCAGGATATGCTGCTATATCAAGCCCAACGAGTGCTTGATGTCCAAAGAGAGGCGCCAGCAGGCCCACGCAAGCAGGCGTAAACCTGACCGACCATCAAATGTCATCACACTATTCGATTACAAAAATCGCATAGCGGACGATAATAGTTTTTAACAAAATAAACGAAAGTCGTATAACCGTCGAAATGTGACTTATTCCGCAACCGTCACTACCTGCCCGCTCTTATCAATATCGAAGACCCGCGCCGTTACTACATTTCCACCGAAAGTATTCTCCGCACGGAAGCGCACAAAAATTGAATAGCCGTCGCAGTTTTTAGTCAATTTTCCCCACAAATCCCAGCTTACCGAATCCGGATTTTTCAAGCGGGAAACAATAAAGTCCCTCACCACTGGCACCGCCCCATCCCACGCCTGCTCAAGCCTCGCGGGCGATTTCACCCATTCCGCGCAAACACGCCGAACCTCTGCCAGATTCTCTTGAGCCTTCTTCTTCGCTAGATTGCGCGCCTTCTCCGCGTCAAAACTCCTCTGCAAATCTGCCGCGGTCACAGCGCTTTCAGCCGGGGCCGGCACCTCACCTGGGCAGGGATGCCTTGATACGTCACATGTCCGCCAGATTCGCATCTGTGCACATCAGCCGCCGCCACAGCAGGCAACAATACTGCCGCACTAAATATAACCTTATACATAATTGCCCCCAAAAAAATACGCACAGCATAGCGCTTCGGCGGCGGAGCGTGCGCGCAAACAGCAGAAGTCTTCACCCTGCTGAATACTGGCATATGCCATAAACAAAATAAAAATCAAGATACTGGTTGACTACATGTATCAGACTCCTGATAATCCGCACATCGCAATCACAATCCTGATAAGCCATGGCTTATTACAGCGAACCTTCGCAAGAAGAACTGCTGAGGCAATACCACGCTGCCAATCTGCCGCGCCTCGGGATCACGTTTGCGCAAGCAATGGACATCCACGCTATTGCAACGGCATTGAGATGCGGAGCACACGCAGCACATAAAGCCACGCTCATCAATGCCAGGCATCAGCACTGGATCAAAGATTAACCCTCGGTACAGCAGTCTGGCGCTGACTTACCTCGTGGTGCGGCCGCGAGCATAGACCAGACACCGGCACCGGCCAGCGCCTGCCGGACCTTCGGGTCCGTGGCCGACAAGGCGCACCCATCAACAGTAACGGAGCTACTTATGGTCCCACGCATCCGTATCTTGAGCATCACCAGCCTGATCGCCCTCATGTCCTGCCTGATCCAGCTTGTGGAAGCCCTCACCCACATCGCAGCACTGGTGCGCATGCGCCTGATTGATTGCCTCGCCTATCTCTACTGCACCCGGAACATCGCAAGCCAGGAGCGCGACGACGACAAGGCAGGCCGCCTGGGAGATGAGGTTTTAGGCATAGCCATGGTTCTCATCATCGCCGGACTGATCGCATCTAGCCTCTGTCCCGAGCAGTCCAATGACATGCTCATCGCATCGGTACTGCAAAAATGAACGATCAAACCCCAAGGGTGGAAACGCAGATCTGCGCCACCCTCGAAAACGCCGAACTGGATGGCGAAACCATCTTCAATCAAACCGCCAAACCGGTTCTGCACCTGGTTTCTTTACATCCGGAAGCTACCGATGAATACCGCTTTCGCATGTATTCCGCATTCATCGGATCCGCAATCGGAGAAATGGCAGGGCTGGTCGGTGCCAAACCAACCGAGCTATTCCTGTTGGCTGCGCTCAAGCTGGTCCATTCCTATGCCACATCTCTGCAGGAGAGCAGCCATGCCGTTTCCCATCACTGAGCTGATCATCGTTGTCCGTGAATTTATGGACATGATCAAGGCCGGCCGCATCGCGCTTGACGCCAGCGAAGCAGACACGCCGCATGCCGTCGAACTGGCCGACGGCATCGAAACATTGCTGGCAGGGCTTCCGCTTACACAGAGCGATCAGCCCGAGCACCCCGAACACCTGCGCCTCAAGGCCTTCGCGAAGAGCTTTCTTAATCCCGAAGAACTTGGATTTTCGGTCTCTGCCGCCATCCGCGATGAAGCCCGTATCTCCCTTGGCATTCCGCCCTGCGAAACCCCACCGCGCAGGTAACGAGCACCACGGTCAGGTCAGGTGGACCGGAAAGCACCTGGCACCACATCCACATCCGGAGTCACCCATGGCAAAGCCAATTACTGACGCGCTGCGACTGCTGCAGCGTGGCAACTTCGCCGCCGAAGCTGGCGACGCGCTTGCCCAACTTGTTACTGCCGTCAGCACGCAGAACAAGGCCGGCAAAATGACGATTGAGATCAGTGTCAAGCCGGCAGGCAAGAAAAATGCCGCCCTCATCGTCACCCCGAAGTTCACCGTCCGCGCACCGGCAGACGCGCCCGACGAAACCCTGCTGTTCCCCACCCCGGAAGGCAATCTCGAAACCTCCGATCCCAACCAGGTCGAAATGGACCTGCGCGTGATCAAGGCGCCCTCCGCCACCGAAACCC